GAATTTGTGAGTAGATCGTTTGCTCTGTGAGGCTTTTGACGCTAGCAGGGTTAACCATTATTGGTCACATTGATTGAACGTTCAGGTATTCGGATACACTGGACTATCTAGTTCTCTTGGAGGGTTTTAAAGCGATTATTTACACCGTATTGTTTGGAATTATTATAACTAACTGTCTTACAACTACGTGTGAATTTATAGGACCACCTGTAGTTTTCAAGCGTAGTGTGATAGGAATTCTAGTTGTAATAGCTTATCTGATTGTACGGTTGCATTTTTGGACTAGTTGCGTGGGTTGCTAAACATACGTTTCTAGAAACTTGTTCTGTGTTTTCGCTTCATGTTGGATCTATTGTTGTACGCGATTGTTGCCATATTTGTCGTCAATTTTGCAGCTTTGATCGTAGCATTGTTGTGGAAACCTATTCTGTATTTTATTATGATCATTATAGCGTTGGTAGCGAAAGTTATTATGCTTGTTGTTCATTATGTTGTACTATCTTGTGTTAATCTGTGGGCGGGACTTAAGTGGCTGATCCGCATCGTTCTTGCGCCGTTTAAGAGCGTGAGGAGGTGGTTTGCAGTCATCACGGGCCGCGTCTTATGGTTTTTCATAAAGAAGTTATGGAGGGCTGGTACCTTCATTTATCAACCCGTTGAGAGGATGAGGGAACCAGTTACCGTGGAGGTCCAGGATGCCCGACCGAATGGTTTAGTTCGGAGTTTGGGTGTTAATGGACGTACGTACCTGATCGGGCCCAGGAAGGAGGTTATGAAGCAGAGGGCTCTCTCTTTATTACGAAGAGGGATATCCTCCGTTAAGAGTCTTCTTCCTGATGAGGATGATAGTGATATCAGGAGATCAGGCTATGTGGCGCCAATTCCAGGTACGCCGGAGAGTTCAACGTCCTCTGAGGAGGAGGTGTTCTCACCGGCGCATAGATCATCGAAAGCTCGAGACTATTTGGATGAGGCGTCAAGCTCTACTGACCCCCTTAGTATGGCGATTGTTCTATCGCGGACTAGTGTCATACATAGGAGGGACGGCGAGGAGCCGATTATACCGCCTGGCTTTGTGATGATGTCGGGCGAAGGTGTCCAGGAGTCTGCTAAGGGCACTGTTGTTGTATATAGAGGAGTGCGGTACGTGCTGAAACCTGTCCGACGAGAGAAGGAGAGGAAATATGTGCGTATTGCCAAGGACGATCCTACTCGATTTGAAGGCGCCGTAATAAGCGCAAAGGATCGCCGAAAGCTCCGGCGTGCTATGCGCGAAGGATTTGTAGGCGATGCAGGCCGGTGGATATGGAACTTCTCTAAGAAGTTCGCCAGTGCGCCAGTCCGCTTGATTATGAATCGGGCAGATGGGTGGTTGGATAAGTTTGAATCCATGAGCTTTGATGATGTAGTTAAGGAGATTATTGGTGTTGCTATCAATATCTCTGCGGATATTGTTATTTTGGTGAATGCCATTCAAACGAGGAATACGCTTGCTACTGCTATGATGGCGTTGAAGTTTCTCAAAGGCGCAGTAGCGGAGATCATCTGCCCGTTCCTTGAGTGGGTGGTTGGTCTCTTCAGCTACGTCCAGCAGCAGGACGGTTCACCAGGAGAGGGTGCGGCGCGTGCGCTCCTCAATGCAGTATGGACGATTGTGTCAAACAAGCCTGCTGACAGAGGTACTTTTGCTATTCATAAGCGTTCCTTGGATTACTGGAACGCTTTGGGTCATTTCGTACGCAATACGAAAGACCTGGTAGCTCTTACTATTGGAATAGTGAAGTATCTTGCTAGTATGGTTTATGAGAAAATCACGGGAAACGTAGCTCCCTGGAACATTTCAGAGATTATGCGTATGACGGAGGAGTGTCAAGCGTGGATGGTAGATACCGACAGGTATGATACTACGCCGTTTGTGAATGGAGAGGAGCTGGAAGTAGTAACGCGATTGAAGTCCGTGGGGACGGAGTTGCGTGCCAAAGCGAGTACAGTACATTTTCCGATGTACCATCCGTTTATGCGAAGATATGACGTAATTAACAGACTGGTGTCCAGATCAGTCGAGGCGCAGAAGGGGTACCGGGTGGAGCCTTTCTGTGTATATATATCGGGTCCTGCTGGTGTGGGTAAAACCACACTAGCTAACAATCTTGCTGCAACCTTTGGGCGATTACTCAACGTGGAGAAACAAGGTCTCTATCCGCGTAAACTTCTCAGTGAATACTGGGAGGGGTACTGCGGGCAAGAGATGATTCTCATCGATGAGATGTTTCACTCAAAGGATATCAGAGATATCAAGCAGGAGGTTACGGAACTCATACGTCTTGTTAATACTGCCCCTTATGAGTGTAATATGGCGTTTGAGCAGAAGGGGATGGTGTTTTTCAAGGGTCGTCTGGTTGTTTGCACTTCTAACTGGGATCTCCAGCAGGTAAGTGCGGAAGCGCTTGGTGTGTACACTCCTCGGGCCCTGATGCGCAGGTTGCATATGCGCATCACGGTGACTGGGCGACCAGGTGACGATTTTGCTGCGCGTGTTGTCTTTAGTCAGGAGGGAGACGGAGTGTACCATACTTTCAATACCGAGAGGGAGCTCATGCAGGCCGTTCTAGGTCAGTATGAGGCCACTATGAGGTTTCGGCGAGAAGGTTCAGTGGTTGATAATGATTTCGTTTCAGAGGTCGTTGATGAATGGCGCCGGAAGACTGGAAAGGTGCGCTTGGAGGCTCTTCATATGGGGAGTGAGGTATACGATGCTGACCAAGATAGACAATTTGATCGGTTTATCTTTGGTATGCAAGGTAAGCCGGAGTTTAGCTTGGCGAAGTATCTGGCACCATACGAGGCACAGCATTTGGAGGCACAGTTTGATCAGGGCCTCTTGGAGGGCAAGACAGCATTCGGTATGATGGTGGACGGTCTGTCCCATTCAGCTTTGATAAAGTTCTGCCATTATTATCGCAACTTTGACTTGTCCTCTCTTCGATATGAGGAACCCAAATCGGTGTTTAGTCGTGTTCTTCGACATATTGCATCGATGGACTGGGGAATGCTGTTCACGGTTGTTATCTCTGTGGCAGCATCTCTTGGGGTCACTTTGGCAATTCAGAAGAGCCAACCGAGGATCGTCTTGCCAGGCAGATTTGAGGATGGGGGCTACGAGCGTGGTCCTCGTTCTTACCACGAGAAGCGGAAGCAACGCGTGGTTCGGGAGGGTATCAATCTCAAGGGTATAATGCCATTGGGTGAGAGCCTCTTATCCAATTTTGTCTTGATCAGTAGCTTGACTAAGACAGATACTGATCTTGATGAGAATGAACACTGTTGGGCCGTGATGCTCAAGGGTCACTTGGGTGTTACGGTTAATCATGTGTTCCAGGCTGCTGAGAAGTTAAAGGCTACACACCTGAGATTCAAGGGGACATCCTTTGATAACACGTATGATCTACGTGATTTGAAAAAGTCGGTCGTGACCAACTCCGATTTATGTTTCTTTGTGTTGCCTACAGGGCGGAAGTTTAAGGATATTGTTCGTCTTTTCCAAAGGGAGAGTGATCTCGTGAGAGATTACGAGGACCATGTCACTCTTTTGATTCCTGCTTTGCAGAAGGAGACTCGTGGCGTTTATACGAAGGTGGACAACGCCAAGACTATCTCCAATGCGATGTGGGAGTTGTCGGGGGGAGACGGCATAGGTGTATACAGTCGTCTGCTGCAAGGCTTGAATTTCGACACTTCCATGGGTAACTGTGGATCAGTGTACTTGTATACTATGGGCAGTGAGAGGCCTATTATTGGAATTCATGTTCTGAAAGTAGGTGATGGTACGGTTTACGCGAGTCCTGTAACTCAGGAGATGATCGCAAAGGCGACACAGGATCTCAATGTCGTTGATCTTCCTATTGCGGAGCAGCAATGTTCCGTAACTTCAACCAGGAACTTCACACGCCTACCTCCTAACGCGCTTGTTACTAGGCGCGCTGCCTATGAGATCCCTCTTGTTAGGCGGAATCGGTTCAAGAAATCTGATTTCTTTGAACAGATTATAGGTGCTGATAAACAGCCAGTAAAAGCATTGAAGTCACCTGCCCGTCTTGGTATATACGAGGATAGCTTGGGGAACAAGATATCTCCTTGTCAGAATAGTTTTGATAAGGTCATAAATCGCTTTTCAGGTATTCCTCCGTGTGTGTATGATACGGGGATGGGGGCTTATGCGGTTCGCTGGTTGGTAAATGCGTATGGCGCTCCAAATGAGATGCCTGAGTGGACTTTGTTTCAGGCTATCAATGGAAAAGGCAATTGGAGTGGTATGGATATGCATACATCTATGGGTCATGTGCCCTCACTGGGAGTGAGAGGCACCAAAGAAAATCTTTTCATGGAGATTGAGGCCGAAGGACGGAGGGGTTGGATGCTCAAGCCTGAGTATCTGACAGGATACAACGATTTCGTTCGTAATCGTGGTGTTCCGTACGCTATACAGAATTTGAAGGCTGAATTGCTACCTCATGAGAAGAGTGATAAACCTCGTTTGTTCTGGGTTAATGCACTCTATTTTACTATTGCTCAGAGGCAGTATTTTGGTCCAATAATTTCATTTATGCGTGGCAAGTTCAATACCATGCCCTCGAAAGTGGGTATTGACTGCCATTCCACAGACTGGACAGGTCTGTATAATTATCTGTCCGCGTTCACTGAGGGTACAGTGGCAAACGATGGAGACTTTTCATCTTATGATTGGTCAGCCTGTCGGGTTGTTCACCGTCTTATGATCGCGCAATTCTTCGAAACGTACATGGGGATGTTTAACTTTTCGGATGAAAGGCGTAGTATTATGAGATGGATCTTGTACCACATTTTCCATCCTACCGTGCTTTTTGATGGGATGGAGGTTCAGTACGATGGTCTCTGGATGTCTGGTAATGCCCTGACGGCGGACGTTGGTAGTCTTATCACGACGTTATGTTTCGTGTATTACTTTTTGTCATGTGAGACGAATCGTTTCCGGATCGCTGCCTATGGAGATGACAATATCGTATCTGTTCCAAGATGCGATGAAGCTATTATCCATGGGAAGCAAATTTCGGATTTCTTCCGCCAGGAGTTTGGTATGGTGTGGACATCAACGGACAAGAATGGGGATCACAAACCTGCGCGCTCAGTAGGTGAGATGATCTTCCTTCAGAGAGGATTTCGGCGTGAGGGCAGCGTATGGTATGCCCCACGCAACCTGGCGGCAATTGACAACACCATATATTACTGGGAAGAGCGTAGTGATCGTGTTACCAAGCAGCAAATACTAAGTAGCACTATCGCATCCATGCTTATGGATTATTTCCACCATGGCAGCGATATTTTCCATAACAGGGAACATCAGCTAACATTGCTGTGTGCTAGGTTTCACGTTGATTACCCCATAGACATGAACTTCGCGAGGTGCCGCCAGATTTTCAATGAGGGCCTGTGAGGTCATGTCAAAGCTCTGACCTGGATATGTCATTAAACTATCCGGGTGCGTTCCCTACCACGCGGGTGGCGATACGATCGTACAGTGGGAGATGGAGTCATCTCACTGGAACGCGAGTCGTCGCCCTTATATATCCGCCGCTGCAAAGTGGAGGATTTCTCTCGTTAGAAGCCACTTGTTAAACCGCTTGTGGCCGTCCTTACGATAAAGGTAAATTGGTTTGCTTCGGGATCAGAGAAAGAAGTTACTGTCACTGAGGATGACAGAAGTGTTGTTCAAACTACAGACACCCCTATCGGGGTGGTGGCGGAGACCGTTCAAGCGGTTTCCGCTAGCATTATTGGTGGACGGGATCTAGAGGAGGCTGTTTATGACCAGGCTGGTCTGACTGCCGTTTTGTCCAAGCAGTATCTGCTCGAGCAGAATACTTGGTCAGCTGCTAGCGGAGTGGGCACTTCCCTTACTGCGATTAGCTTTCCGCGCGCACTGTGGATGGTGGCATCTGAACAGTACAAACTTAATAACTATCGACACTTCCGTGGGGAAGTGGAGGTAGAGGTCAAGTTCAGTGCTGCACGTACGTGCGGCGGTAGCCTGTTAGTGTCTTGGGTCCCAAATGGTTCGACTGACGTTGCTTCGGGATTAAATATGTTCCAGTGTTCGTCTCTCCCCCACGTCATCGCTGATGTGGGGAGTTCGACACCTGTGAAATTTGTGATACCGTGGAGAACGGTGGTGGAGTCATTACCCATAGGAAATAACGATGGTGTAAACCGCACTATCGGATCAATGCGGGTGTGGGTGCTAACTCCATTGATATCCGGGGTACTGGCAACGGCACCCTCGGTTATTGTGTCCATATTCGCAAGGTTCATAAACGCTACAGTTGATGCCCCCACGCATGCGGCGACCAGCTATCCTGTTCTGATGAGTGGTCGTGCCGTGCGTGAATCTAAGCGTGGAAAGGAAGCAATGGAAAAGTCTAGGACTAACTTGATATCTGGCCCGGCTACGGCCGTGGCTGATTTTGCTGGGAAATTAACGGATATACCAGTCGTCGGTGGAATTGCGTCAGCAGTAAGTGCGGGCGCACGAGCAGTGGGGGGAGTAGCATCGGCTTTAGGATTTGATAAGCCGGCTAGTTTACAACCCGTCACATTCCACACTGAAGGCAGTATTAGAGACCTGCCCTTAGGCATGGGTTTGTCACCATCTTTGGTGATGGCTTTGGACCCTGCCCAAAAGGTTTCGACGTCTGTTGATGTGATCTCTGGCGATGAGAGTGAGAGAAACATTTATTCTATTATGCGGATACCTCATCTCATTGCCGCTCCTTCGACTGCGATTACGTCGAGTAGTACCGTCCGTGGGCATTATGCTGATTACCCAGTTACGCCATGGCATTCTGCTAGTGATTGTGCGGGGTCGAAATCGTATTTGGCATTTATTTCTGAGCTCTTTGCCTATTGGCGAGGAGATATTAAGTATTTGTTCCGGTTTGTGACTACGCCCTTTACTACGGCCAAGCTTATGATAGCGTGGATTCCAGAGGAGGATATAATTCCTATGACCATTTCCTTAGAAGGCATTGGTAACGTGGCGCATTTGATATTTGACGTCAATGGGACGACGGAAGTTCAGTTCTCAGTACCCTATGCGCGCACTGATATGTGGTGCGCGACGTATGGGAGAGTGACCGATGATCCCACAACGTATAATGGTCATCTAGTGGTATATGTCATTAATCCGCCTTCGACTGCAGATAGTGCCGGATCTTCGGCAATTTATATGCAGGTTTTCCATGCTGCTGGGGAGAATTTCCAGGTGCATCAGCTTTTGGGGCCCAAGCGAGCATTAGATCCTACTCCGCCGCCGAAAGCGGTGCGGGAGTGTGACACTCGACAAGTGTTTTCACGCACATTTGAACCATTGGTTAAAGCGAAGTCTTTTGCCGATGAGGGTATTGTCACTTCCGAGAAATATGGTCCTTTAAATGACTTACTCCATAGGTCGTGCCTAGTCAATGGGCTAACAGGTGCAGCCGGTGGGGTTACTATGTCTTTTACCCAGAATGGATCGGGTATGCAACAGACTTTGCTGGGGTATTTTTCCAACATATTCCGATTTATGAGGGGCTCGATTAGGTGGACGATTACAGTGCCGACTACGTCCACTCAATGGTTTATGGCACTACAGCCCAGTACATTTTACGGTTACCTGTGTTCAGGTCATGTTACTGTAACGCCGGCGATCACGCCGACTGTTACGGTTGACATACCCTACTCGGGTGTTCGCAGGGGTTTGGATATTCAAGCAGCGGAGGCAATAGGAGCATTGTATACAATTGCTCTTACTAATCTTGCTCGGGTTTATATCGCGGGAGGCGATGATTTCACTTTCCACGTGCTTTATCCCTGTCCTTTGGACTACCACACGTAGCTAGTTACCGTAGAAACTCATCGAACTGCAGAAGTGAGTATAATACAATGTGCAGAGGCGGTGAACGGCCAAATTGTTCGCTTTTTCGTGGGTTCTACCACTTAATATGCAGCTCTGACTAGAGCGGCAGATAGCCTCTTATCCC